TGAGGATGCTTCGGAATCGAGCCACTGCATTGCGGCCTTGAACTCAGCCGCTCCCTTGCCGGACGACTCCAACACGTCGGTACTGATTCGGCTGGAAACGCCTACAACGCCACCCTGCCTGAGTCCGACGATCTTTTTGGCGGCTTCGGTTGCTTCGGTGTCGTCATCCGCCTTTACGACGGTCTTGGGGAGCGACTGACCTTCAAGGAACTGGTACCACAGGAACCGGATCTTCTGCTTCGTTTTGTAACACCACTGCGTCACGAGCAGGTCCGAGACCCCTTCCATTGGGTCGCGGTGGGTCCCGTGGATGTAGATGAAGGACTTGATCGGCTTGAACTTCTTCTCGTCGGTGTCTTCGAGCCGAATCGGCATCTGGCGAAAGCCCTTGAATGCGCCGGTCTCGGAGTCACGCTCGACCGCGCAGGTGTCCGGTGGACGCCAGGCAACCTTCCCGTACTTGACTCCACGTCGCGGAGCGTCGGGGTCGACGACCCACACCTTCTCGAAGAACGCCTTCTTGTACACGAATGCATTGCACATCTGCGCGATGATGAGGTTGAGGGGGGTGGTCATGCCGCCGTTGTTGGCGGGGGCGGTCAGGATGCGGTTGATCCGCTCATAGACCTCCTTGCGAGCGCGCCCCTGTTGGATGTAGAAGGGGGCCTGCCGGATCGGGAGGGCAAGCACGCTCTCAAGAGTTTGCGCCTTGGAGTCCGGCGCGTCTCCGGTGAGCATTTGCTTCATACCCCGCACGAAGTCGGCGTTCTCGTAGTTGAACACGCCGCCGTCGTCGAAGGACCCGAACATGACGTTATCGAGGTCGAACGCTGAGCCCTCCTCCTTGCCTAGGAGGTGAGTGAGGTCTTCTACTGCCATGCGTTCGCCCCTGCCATGTCGTCAACACCCCACGAAATTACGGAGCCGTCGCTCTCGTCCCACCATGAAAGCACGCCAACATTCCCGCTGTCAACGCGGCCTCGGCCCTGCCAGAAGCACATGACCACGGCGTCGCCTTCGTCGGTCGATCGGCCCAGCCGTTTGCGGATGTCGTCTTTGGATTCGATCTGGATGGAGCCGCCGCTGAGGACTTTCCAGTGGGGGGTGGTGAGGTCGGCTAGCAGCATTTCGCTACGGGGGACCATGACGTTGGATCCTCCGGGTTGGCTCGGATCCAATAGTTCCCGCATCCTCCACCATGCGGCTGCACGGAGATTGGTGAAGGTGAACTCGTTGCTCCGGTCCTTATACCCCTTGGCGGATCCAGACGCCACGAATCCATGGACTCGCAACTTCTGCTCGCGCAGCCGGGACAATACCCCCGCACCGATGCCGATCGAGTCGATGATTGCGGTGGATCCGGCGCGGCTGGACATACTCGCCTTGACGTATCCGGCTGTCTCCATGGTGTCGGCGTTTCGGTATTTCCGCACCTCGTGTACGATCGGCCCTTCGCGGAAGGCGATGCAGGTTTGGTCTTCGCCCTGATCCGCTACGTCGACTCCAAGAACGTGGCGTTCAACCACGTCCAGCGGCGGTCGACCTTGGGCTTTCCATTCATCGTGTCGAGCCATCGCTTGTTCGAGCCAGCCGAGTGGGATCACGCCCTCGGTGTTGCTGTCGGGGAACAGGCCGCGCACCTTCGACACCCACAGCGCCGACTGGTTAGCAATCTCCGATAGGGTCTGCCCTTCATCGGGGTGGCCGACCCAGCGATGTAGCCGCTCCTCCACCCACAGCGGAGACAGCAGCATGTCGCGCAGTTCTTCGGGTACGAACTCCTCGGAGTAGGGGATACCTTCCTCGGCGAACAGGGTGGCGAGGAGCGGGGTGGTCCGGCCCTGGGAGCGGCAGTGTGCGCAATCCAGCCACTCAACCTGATCTTGGGTGAAGTTGGGGGTGCGCAGGCCGTCGATCCGGATGACGTGCCAACCGCTGTCGGGCTTGCAGATGGTGGCGAAGTGCGAGGTCGGATCGTCCGGGTTTCCGATCGCCAACACACGGGAGTTGGCGTTGGTGACCAGCGCGTCGACTGAATTGAACAGGTTGGCGTCCACGCCGCATGCCTCATCCACGATTACCAACACGTACCGGGCGTGGATACCCTGGAATGCAGACTGCGAGTAGTCGGCGGGCTTACGGCCATAGCCCACTAGTTCCCCACCAATCTTCCATTGCGGGTAACCCGCCGTGGTGATGGTGCCGCGTAAAGCGCCACGCTTGTGGGCCTTCTGAATCTCTCGCCAGAGGATCGCGGAGACCTGAGCGGACGTTGGCGCGGTGGACACCACGAACGCCTCGCCCGGTTCATACTGATCCAGCCATTTCGCAGCGGCCCGCGCTGCGATGAACGACTTTCCGGCGTCGTGGCAGGACTCCACCGCCGTATAGCGGTTCACGGCGACCGATATCAGGATCTCTGTCTGTGCGGACCAGTAGAACTCACGCAGCCGCTCTCGGCCCCATCGGTTGGGGTCGGCGTCGTAGTCGGGTTTCGGCTCGAAGTCGTCTGCCGCTACGGTGAACGGGTCGCGGATTTTCGGAGTCAGCGGATCGTCGGGCGAATGGACTTCGGGCGGGGATCGCCGGATCCGGTCGAAATCCCAGAAGTCTGCGTCGTCGAAAATGGATGGAGAAGTCATGGGGATGAGGGGGCGAGGAGTTCACCCTTGATCACATCGATCGCGGGAAGTGGCTGATCATTGGCGACCGCACGCAGCACAGGCGGTACGATCGCCGGGATCCGACGCTGCTGCTCCGGCGTAAGATCCAGCAGAGACAAGATCGTACGGATCGCGGAAGAGAGAATGCGACCCTGGTCCTCGGCGAGAGAAACCAAACGGCTTGCAACACCGGCGTCGATGCACATCTTCGCCGTCCGGGCAAGATGCCCGCGCTCCTCCCGATACAGCAACAGCCACTCCCGCGCATCCGTGAAAGATGTGAACCCCGTCTTCGGGTGAATTTCCGAAAGAGGCGGGAGGTGATGAGGAGAGTCCGGGTCAGAGAGGGGAAGTTGCTCCAGAACCTCGTCGATGTAGTGGCGCATCGACTCCCGGTCGCCCCGAGTGCGAGTCGGGTGAGATACGATCAACTCGATCGTCTCCTGCGAGACCTCCGTCAGGTTCCACACCGCGATCCGCTCCTCCAAGAACCGCACCATCGCCGCAGAACGTCGAACCTCCTCCAGGAGAGCAGACTCCGGCGTCAGGTTCGCGATGCTTGGATCCGTGCGATCACCACCAAACCTGGTGTGTTCAGCCTTGATCGTTGCAACCAGGTCACGGCCCATTTCACGCATCGCGAACTTGATGCCCGCCTCGGTGTTCCCGCCATGCTTCGCACACGTGCCATAACCCGGATGGTCCGTCCGCGAACCCGCCTGAGACCTGCACTTGTTCCCACGTTGCGTGGTAGCGCCGCACTTCATGTCATCGGGCATCGGACCCTCAGATGGAGAAGGGTGAACACTCCGACCATTGTTTCCCATATCGGCAAGTGTAGCATACGCCGTGACTCCGAGGCAAGGCTCCTTTAAGAAAGGAGGGGGCGGACAAATTTTGAGATTGGCGCTTTACTGGTTATGGGGGCGGACGGTTTGCGAGGGGGGTGCGGCTTGGCTTCGTTGCCCGGAGCGACGCGAACGGGGGGGCCTTCGGCGCGCGGGCCGTGGCTTTGCGGGCCGTCCCCCCGTCCCCGCGCGGGCCGTGCGTGCGTGAGCGGCCCCCAGGCACCCCCCGCCAGGGGGGCCGTCCCCGTAACACGACGAGGGGCCGTCCTGACGCGCGCGGGCCCCCCCTGGGCCTCGTGCCCGTGGCCGTGGGCCGTGCCTTCCCGTGCCCCTCGTCGTGCGTCCCTTGCCGTGTCCGTCCTTCGGGACGGGCCGTGTCCGTCCCTTGAGACGGGTGGCCAGGCCCCCTTGTGTGGCGGCCCCCCGTGTGGTTGAATTGTTCTTGTCGGGCCCGCCGGGCCCACCGACCGAAGGACAACCGCCATGACGCAGCCCGCCCGCCCGCTCACCCGCACCGACCGCTTGCGCGCCTTCCACGCAAGCCGCGTAAACGCAGCGACCGCCGCTTACAACGCAGCGATCGAGGCAGGCAACCAGCCAGCCGCGCTTGGCTGGGCCGCTGTCGCCGCCGCTCACCGCTTCGTCGGCGTGACGACCGACGCCCACGTAAGCGAGGCCAGCGACAACGCCGAAGCGCTGCACCACGCCGCCAACCAGCAGTACGCCATCAAGGCCTGACGAACCGGAAGCCAACCGGGGGGCCCGTCAAGCACGGGCCCGCCCGGGAGCCAACCGGCTCAACCAAAACCGCGTCGCCCAGCGACGCCCGCTTAAGGAGCAACCACCATGGCTGCACGCAAGAACACCCGCTCGACCAAGCCCGCCACCAAGGCGACGCCCACCCCGACCAAGCCCGCCGCGCCCGCGCCCACGAACTGCCTGTGCGGTTGCGGCTCCCCGACGATCACGGCCAAGGCCCGGTTCGTCTCGGGCCACGACGCCCGCCTGGCCGGTGTCCTGGGTCGCTCGCTCGCCGCGGCCCACGCCGACCCGGAGGAGCGCGCGTCGGTCCAGGCCCGCATCGACGCGCTGTCGCCGAAGTTGCAGAACAAGGCCCGCTCGGTCGCGCTGACCGCCGCGTCCAAGCGCGCGGCCCGCGACGCCCGTGAGCAGGCCAAGCGCGCGGCCAAGGCGGCTTACGACGCCGCGATGGCCTCCGTCACCGCCTGACGGACGGCTTGCCTGCCGCTCAACCACGGCTGTACAATGGTTGAGCGGTGGGTTGGCAGCCCGCCAACACCACCCGCACTTCAAGGAGCCCGCAATGTTTCGCACCAACAAGCCTCGCCGTAAGCGCGTCGTCCTGGCCTTTTTCGCCGTGGACGCCGCCGTAACCGCCACCCTCTTGCTCACAGGCCACGAGACCGGCCTGCTCGATCGCCTGGCTCACCCAACCCCCGCTTCACCCGCCGCAGACACGACCGCTGACGACGCACCCCCGATTCGTATGGCTCCTACGGCCACCAAGCACGCCGAGCAGATCCTCGACCGCTTGGCGGTTGGCGAGTGCTGGCAGTCCGGCTCCGGCCACCCGTACCCGACTTCGGTTTGGGTTCCCGTCCACACGCCGAAGGGGCTTGACTACCGTGAGCGTGGCCAGGCCAAGGTCGACTGGTTCCTGTCCGATTTCTCGCGCGTGAGCAGCGATACCGTCACCGCGTTTTGCGAGTGACTTGCGTCACCCGCCAACTCTGTGCTTTACTTGTAGTACCACCCGCTCTGCCCACCAGGAGGCCCGCCAATGCTCACCGTAACCGCAGCCGTCGTCGTAGACGGCAACCAAATCAAGGGGTTCGCTGTCCTCGCACACAACGGCGACACGTACCGCCGCGAGTTCGACATCGCTACCGGTCTGGACCCGCACCGGCTCGACCCACCGCACGTCGCGTCGATCCTGTCCACGCCAGTGATCGAGACGGTCACCCTGGCCATCGGCAAACACCCTGCCTATCACGGTTGGGGGATGCCCTATTCGAGCCTCGACGACCTCCTGATGGTCTTCGAATTCGACTTCGACAACCCGCGCAAGACCTGCGAGCACGGCTTCGACCTCAATGGTCGCTGCCCGGTCGAGGACTGATTCCCGATGACCCGCACGCTCGCCTACATCGCCACGATTCTGGCGCTGTCCGTGATCTTCATCTTCGGCCCGCGCCTCCTGCAAGGCCTGGTCGTCACGTTTGCACACCTGATTGGAGTTTCCTGATGAGCCTCGACTACGACCTCCGCGACATGAAGGACCGTGAGGTCCACTTTCCACCCAACACCGAGCACACCGAGATTGTCGGCTCGCTCAATCTCAAGGTGAGCGCGATGATTTGGGCCACGATCGCCACCGGCATCGGTGACATCAAGGACGAAACGGACGCTGACGAGTTCTACGTCCGGTACGTTTACTGGCATCGACTGTTCGGTAACGGCGAGGTGCCGTTCACCCGGCAGGATGTACGACGTGCAGTCGGCCTCAAGACCAACGTCTACCCGCGCCAGACGCGATCCGAATGGCTGAATCGCCTGTTCGACCGCTTCGACACCGACCTCCTGTACTCGGAAAAGGTCAATACGTGACCAGTGATGAGCATGGCTGCCGCGCCTATTGCGCGACGCGGCAACCGTGTGCTTTACTGGTAGTAGGACACCCCGTCCCGTACCACCGCTCGAGATTGGAGCCCGCATGATGGACCTTCGACCAACCGACCACACCCCGTACCTGGTTGAGATCACCACGCACCAGGACGGCCAGCCGATCGAGCCGGTGTCTGGCCATACCGACGCTGAGGAGGCTGCCGCCTACGTCAGCGAACACCCGGAACTCACCGAAGTGCTTGACCCCGAACACGGCTGGTGGTACGTCTGGCTCCCCAACCACATGACCAAGACCGCCTGGTCGGACGGGCTGTACCTCGTCCTGCAAACCGGTGGCTATCAGATCAAGATCGACTACGAACGCACCTGATCCGGCCTGAACGCGGGTGGCTGGGTTCATCCCAGCCGCTCCGCGAGCCGACCGGCTCACCGCAACGAAAGGAATCCGTGATGTTCCGCAAGTTCGCCGCTGTCGCGGCAATCGCCACCATCCTGGCGCTCCTGTCCACCCCGCTCGCCTCAGCCAAGCCGGGGCCGGAACCGGACCAGATCCCTTACCCGCACCGTCCATGCAAGACCGAGGACTCCGCCTACTGCGTCTGGGACGCGATCCACCTCGGCAACGGTCACGGTCGCTCGTATTGGGTCGGGCCGAAGCCCACGATGTACAAGCACTTCGTGAGCCATCGGTTCGCTCACACGCTGATCTGGGGTGACAAGCAGCGTCGGATCGGCGCTCGCCTCGACAGTCGCTTGGACCAGGCGATCCACCCGCGCAACTGGCAGCGATGCCTGATCCACTACGGCGACACGACCCGGATCTTGTGTCCCAACGGTCGCCGCTTCACTTCCTAGTCCAGTGAGGAGCAGGCTTGCCCCTCCTTGCCCGAGAGGCAAGCCTGTGCTTTACTGGAAGAGAACACCCGCACCCGCACGCTCCGATTGGAGACC